GGTTCAGAGGGTTGGCAACTGACCCGGGTGTGCAGCGTAAAGCACCAGAAGCAGTTATCCGGCAGACAGGGATCGTGGTCGGAAAAACATCGAGGAAAGATCCGTACCGCGCCAGTAGCGCCGAAAGATCGAAGCTGGACCGCATTACTGAAAAGCCTGGGCAACCGGGCTTTTTGGAATGCCTACCTATACATGGATTTACCCAAAAGCCGGTGTTTGCCGGCGTTACTCAGCCAGGAGGCGTGACATGACAAACGAGCAGCAAGCGTTAGCGGAAATGCCTATCTGGCTGGTGATCGCACTGGCGCTGATTGGCGGTGTATCCGGCGAAATGTGGCGCGCCGACAAGGAGGGCGCCCGCGGTTGGTCGCTGGTCCGGCGCCTGGCCCTGCGGTCTGGGGCGTGCATGGTCTGCGGGGTCTCGGCATTGATGCTGTGCTACGCCGCCGGCATGTCGATCTGGACCGCCGGCGCCATTGGTTGCCTGACGGCCATGGCCGGCGCGGACGTCGCCATCGGCCTTTATGAACGCTGGGCGGCCAAGCGCATCGGGGTCAACGAAGCGCCCACATCCCGCTCGGATCAGCAGTAACTGCTGCAAGGACGCAACTGATGACACTTATCGAAAAACCCTCCCAACTGCCTGTAGCCATTGAGGGGGCGCTGAAGCGTGCCTTCCCGCAACTGCAGGTAGGCAACCACCAGGACGTTGGCGGCGCCGGGGATCACACTGGCGTGCTGATCAGCGTGGAGCGCAACGGCCCCGGTGTGCGTTCCCGTGAGGGGCGCAAGGCGCATGCCTTGTCGGTATCACTCAGGGTTACGGTCGCCAGCGCGGCGGCGCCTTTTGACGCGTGCGACCTGGCCAGCCAATTGATGGACCTGGCCCTGGATAACCGCTGGGGCCTGCCGTCGGACCAGTGCGATTTACCCACGGCTGTCGTCGCGGCGCCCTCTGGGCTCGCCAGCGCCGAAACGGACTACGACACCTGGACCGTGTCTTTCACCCAAACCCTCTATCTCGGCCCGTCATTGATCGAGGATCCCACCGGCACACCGCTGTTTGCCCGCACCTGGGAAGTCTCGGACATCGACGATCCGGATCAATATCGGCCCCTGCAGGAGTAGTCCATGTTCGACGCATTGTTACGCATGCAATTGGGGCCGATTGTCGAGCGCCTGGCGGAAATGGAAGCCCAGCTCGAAGACCTGTATCGACGCGCGGACAGTTTCTGCCGCATTGGCGTGTGCCAGGAGGTCGACGCCGCCAGCAATACCTGCAAGGTCAGCCATGGTGAGTTGCTTACCCCGGCGATTCGGTTCTTCAACCCCAGCGCCGGTGCGCAGACCGAAACCCGTATTCCGTCGGTGGGCGAGCAATGCCTGTTGCTTAACTACGGCGGCGGGGAAGGGGGCACGCAGTCGGTGGCGCTGTTCGGGCTGAACAGCAGTCTGTTTCCTCCCGTGTCCAGCGTCGCCTCGCTGACCCGGCGGCGCCATCAGGATGGCACCCAAAGCGACTACGACGATGCCAGTCACACCTTCAACTGGATTAACGGCCCAACCACGTTCAGCGGATCCCGCGAACAGGTCGACGTCAAGGTCGGCGCTGCCAGCCTGACCCTGAGTGCCCAGGGCATCACCCTGCAACTCGGCGCCACCGGCCTCACGCTGGATGCCGTCGGCGTGCATTTGAGCGGCCCGCTGGTGGATCACCAGGGCCGCGTGATCAGCCGCGCATAAGGATTTGCCATGATCGGAATCGATAGGAACACCGGGGCAGCCGTGGATGACTGGCTGCAATTCGTACAGCGTGCCACCCGAGCGCTGACCACCCCCTTGGGCACTCGCCAGAAGCGCCCGTTGTACGGCTCGATGATCCCGCAACTGCTCGGCCAGAACCTTGGCGATGACCTGTTGATCCTCGCCCAAAGCCACGCGGCGCAAGCGTTCTACAACCGCCAGAACGGCATTGCCGACTTCCAGCCCCAGGTCATCGTCGCCACCCGCCAGGGCGCCGGGTTATTGCTGCGTTTTGCCGGTACCTGGAAAAACCGCCAACAATCCTTCGAGGTCGTGACATGAGCATGCTGATCCCAGGCCAGAACCAATTGGCGGAGCCGGCGATTATCGCGGTCGATGAGTTCGAACCGCTGCTGGCGGAGTTCAAGGCGTTTGTCGTCGACTACGTCGCCACCCGCGCGCCGCAAAGCGCGGCCAGACTCAAGGTCAGCCTCGACAACGAGAGCGAGCTGCTGACCCTGGCCCTGGAAGCTTTTTGCGTACGCCTGCAAACCCACGAACGCAAATACAACGCCCGCATCAAGCAGATGCTGGCGTGGTGGGCCACCGGCAGCAACCTGGATGCACGCCTGGCCGATATGGGCCTGGAGCGCCAAGTGCTCGACCCCGGCGACCCGGCGGCTTTCCCACCGGTGCCACCCACCCTGGAAAGCGACGACGACGCGCGCTTGCGCTATTACCTGGCACCCCATGCGCCGGCGGCGGGTTCGCGGATGCAGTATCGCCGCGAAGTCTTCACCCTCGGCGAGCGGCCGTCGGTCAAGGTGCAAAGCGCCACACCGGGCGTGGTGACCGTCAGCTACACCTTCGATCCGGACGGCTACGCGGCCCGGGTCAAGGATGGCAACGGACGGCGCACGGCGCCTGGCGAAGTGATGGTCACCGTGCTTTCAAGGGAAGGAGACGGCACGCCGTCCGCCGATTTGCTTGACGGCGTGCGTCGACATTTCGCACGGCCCGATGTACGGCCTGAGACCGACCTGGTCACCGTCCAAGGCGCACAAATCCTGCCGTACAAAATTCGCGTGGTGGCCAGGATCAACGCCGGTCCGGATTCCGGACTCACCCAAGTCGCCGCGCAGAAATTGCTGCAAGGCTATGCAGAGTCCTGCCATCGCCTGGAAGGACGGGTGGATCCAAGTTGGATCGACTATGCGATCCACAGCGCCGGCGCCGCGCAATTGCAGATCCTCGAGCCGCTGGCGCCGATCATCAGCACGGCATTCCAGGCCCCGTATTGCAGGGGCGTCGAGGTGGAGGTGCGCACGCTATGAGTGAACCCAAAGCGAGCTTGTTGCCTGCCAACAGCTCACCGCTGGAGAAGGCTTTGGACCTGGGGTTTGGTACGTTGCTGGAGCGGGTCACCCCACCGTTTCCCGAACTGATGGACCCGGATCGTACACCCGCGGCGTTCTTGCCCTACCTGGCGGCGGACCGGGCGGTCAACGAGTGGGGCGCCACAGCCCCTGAGGCCGAGAAGCGCCTGACCGTCAAACTCGCCTGGCCCACCGCGCGCCGGGCCGGCACCCGGCAGGCCTTGGAAAATGCCGCCAAGGGCCTGCAACTCAGCCCTGAAGTGCGCGCCTGGTACGAACAGAAACCACCGGGCGTGCCCTACAGCTTTGCCGTACGCGCCTGGACCGATTTGCCCTACAGCGAAACCATCGATGCCCGACTCGACCGCCGCCTGGCCGATGCCAAAAGCGAACGCGACATCCTGTCGATCTCCGTGGGACTGAGCGCTTTCGGCCGTCACAGCATTGGCGCCGCCACGCTGTGCGGCGAACTCACCATGATCTACCCAAACGTGCTGGCGGGCGTCGAGGTCTCGGGCCGCGCCTTTATGGCGGCCGGTCTGTACAGCGTCGAAACCACCACCCTTTATCCACAGGAGCACTAAATGGCTGACTATTACACCCTGCTCACGAATGCGGGGATCGCCTACGAAACCGCCTGCAAGGCGGCTGGCGTGCCGATCAAACTGGCGCAGATTTCCGTCGGTGACGGCAACGGTGCCGTCTACAATCCCGACGCCAACGCCAAGGCGCTCAAGCGCGAAGTCTGGCGCGGGCCGCTGAATGCGCTGTTCCAGGACGAGAAAAACGCCAACTGGCTGATGGCCGAAGTCACCATTCCATCGGATGTCGGCGGCTGGTATGTGCGGGAAGCCGGACTGTGGACGGACACCGGGATCTTGTATGCCGTCGTTAAATATCCGGAGTCGTATAAACCGGTGCTGGCGACGTCGGGATCGGGGAAAGAGTTTTATATTCGCTCGATCTTTGAGACGAGTAATGCGTCGATCGTGACGTTGTTGATTGATGACACGGTGGTGAAGGCAACTCGGGCTTGGGTGATGGACTACCTGGCGAAGGGAACGTATTCCAAGGCTGAGATTGAGGCGATGATTGCCAAGGCTTCGGCGTTGCCAGTGGGATCTGTAATCGCGTTCCCTGTGGACAAAATCCCGCCGGGTTTCTTCGAGTTAGATGGGAGTGTAAGGAGCGCTGCGGCTTATCCCGACTTATCAAGCTTTCTAGGCTCAGCGTTCAATAAAGGTGACGAAGGTGTTGGGAATTTTCGACTGCCGGAATCGCGTGGTGAATTTTTGCGAGGCTGGGACCATGGGCGGGGGATTGATGTAGGCCGTGCGGTTGGTGGCTATCAGCCTGGCGGTGGAGTCGTAATGGGAATTGACGGTAGGCTTTCCAGTTCTGCTGGAACTATTGCCCCGTATAGCGTGGTTGTACCTGCTGACGGAAGTCAGACCGCTTGGCTTAATACAGGGGACGCGGGAAGTGCTTCCGATGTTGATCTCAAGTTTTCACTTAGTTCTTCGGCGCTTAAACCACGAAACATAGCCGTTATTTGGTGTATCAAAGCTTGGAACGCCCCCATCAATCAGGGAAGTATTAATATTGCAGCCCTCGCGGCATTGGCTGCCCAAGCGACCGAACTCAACCAAGGCACCGCAAAGGTCGCCACTGCTGTGCAAATGCTTGATAGCGCAAATGATTTGGTAATGGTTACACCAAAAAAGCTGCGCCTGGGTTTTGCCGCAAGTTTTACCCCAACGGGTTATTTCGTTTTCCCAAGTTGGTTAGGCGGCTTGGTTATTCAATGGGGCGCCGTTGAATATCAGACAGATGGCGATAGCTTACTGGCCGTTTCATTTCCTGTTGAGTTCCCAATTTCTGTGCTCTATGCCGACTGGACTGTAGAGAGCGGCATTCTGAGTTCCGTGATCGGGTCTTATGTGCATCAGGTGACGAAAAAAGGCATGTACTTGACGTGCGATAAGCAAGTTTCATCTGTGGCAACCGTTGTCGCGCGCTGGTTTGCATTCGGCAGATAAGGAGAATCTATGCGTTTTTACAGTCCATCAACAGGCTGCACGTACTTGCCAGCGATGCATGGCGAGAGTATTCCGGGCGATGCAGTGGAAATCTCGGATGAAGTTTTTCTACGGGTCATAGCAAATCCAGAACGAGGGAAGGTCCGGGCGCACGATAACAACGGGCAGCCCTACTTGATAAATGCCCCGGTCTTTGAGGTCGAGCTTGAAGGTGTTGAGCGCATGTGGAGAAACGCGGAAATTGAACGAGTTAAATGGCTGCGTGAGCGTCATCGCGATCAACTTGAAATTGGCACTGAAACCACGCTGAAGGATGAGCAGTTTTCTGAATTGCTGCTGTATGTGCAATCTCTGCGCGACTGGCCGCAATCATCCGCCTTCCCGGATAGCGAGCACCGTCCCATAGCTGCGCCCTGGATTGCCGAACTAACCAAATAACGCCCTGCACTGACGGGGCGTTTTCTTTCCCGAGTTGAATGACCCGCCGCCCTGAGCGGTTTTTTTGTGCCTGGAGATCCCACCTATGACCCACCGCCAAACCTACACCGTCCTCATCCCATTCCCAACCGAAGGTGGCCATTGGTCCACCGTCGGCGAGGAACTGGACCTGCTGGACGTCGAAGCATCCGCCCTGCGCACCGCCGGCCGCCTGGAACTGACCAGCGTCCTCAACGCCACCCCGGCCAAAAAGGCCACTACCAAGAAGGCTGACTAACCATGGCTGAGGTTCTGAACTTCGAGCACAACGGCATCACCGTCAATGCCACCGAATCCCCCGAGGCCATGGGTGGCCTCGGCGATAACGTGATCGGCCTGGTCGGCACCGCGCCGAATGCCCATGCGTCGATCCCGAAAAACGCGCCATTCCGTATCAACAGTTTCACCACCCAGGCGCTGCTGGACCCTACCGGTGCGGAGTCTGGCACGCTGTTCCACGCGGTCTACCAGATCCTCAAAGTGGTCAAGGTGCCGGTCTACGTGGTGATCGTGGAGGAGGGCGCCACCCCGGCGGACACCCTCAATAATGTAATCGGCGGCAACGAGCCGGTCACCGGTCGCAAGCTGGGCCTCGCGGCACTGGCCAGCGTGCCGGAAGACCTGACCATCATCGGCGCCCCAGGCTTCACCGGCACCAAGGCCGTGGCCGGTGAGTTCGCGGCCTTCGGCAAGCGCATCAAGGCCCGCGTGGTGCTGGATGGCAAGGACGCGGCGGTGGCCGACCAGGTGACCTACAGCGGTGAACTGGGCGGTGCCGAGCTTGGTTTCGACCGTTGCCTGCTGGTGCACAACATGCCGTCGGTGTACTCCAAGGCGGCGAAGAAAAACGTGTTCCTTGCGCCGTCGTCCCTGGCGATCGCTGCGCTG